CGACCTCGTGCCGTATGCCCGCAACAGCCGGACGCACAGCGCGGCCCAGGTGGCGCAGCTCGCGGCCAGCATTAAAGAGTTCGGATTCCTTAACCCGGTCATCCTCGACGGCGCGAACGGCATCATAGCGGGCCACGGGCGCATACTGGCGGCGCAACTGATCGGACTGGCCCAAGTGCCCAGTGTCGACGCGGCGCACCTCACGCAGGCCCAGGTGCGCGCCTACGTGATCGCAGATAACAAGCTGGCGCTTAACGCAGATTGGGACGAGGGCATGCTGCGCATGGAGCTAAACGACCTGGACGCGGAGGGCTTCGACCTGAGCGTAACGGGGTTCAGCGACGCGGAGCTGGACGCCCTGAACTTCGACGCGGGCGCCAGCTTCAAGCCGGGCGGGATCGACGAGCAGGGCGCCTTGGACGAGCTGGCGCCGCAGACCGTCAAATGCCCGCACTGCGACGGCGTGTTTGACGCGAGGGCGCAAAAGTGAAAAAGACAGACCTGGTCGTGGACTGGGCCACGCATAAGGCCGCGGCGTATGCTTGCCAGACCTGGCACTACAGCGAGTGCATGCCCGCGGGCAAGCTCGTCAAGGTAGGCGTGTGGGAGGCAGGGCGCTTTATCGGTGTTGTCCTTTTCGGAAGGGGCGCCAACAACCGCATGGCATCTGCCTATGGCCTGCAGCAGGACCAGGCGGCGGAGCTAACGCGGGTCGCGCTGACGGACCACGCGGCGCCCGTTTCTCGCATCGTGGCCGTTGCGCTGCGCTTTTTGAGAAAGCAAAGCCCCGGCCTACGGTTGGTCGTCTCCTATGCGGACCCGTCACAAGGGCACCACGGGGGCATATACCAGGCCGGGGGCTGGACATATTCAGGGCCGTCCCAAGCGCAGAAGGAGTTGATTATAAACGGCGTTTTCACACACAAGCGAAGCGCCCACGCTAAGTACGGGACGGCAAGCCCGGAGAAGATAAAAGAGATGTCAGGCGCGACGGTTGAGTGGGCGCCGCTTGAGTGGAAGCATATCTACCTGATGCCGCTGGACGACGCTATGCGCGAGCAGGTAAGATCGTTATCGAAGCCCTACCCAAAGCGTGCGAAATGGGCGGACTCCGGCGACCAGCCGGAGCGCGGAGGTTCGATTCCTACCTGTACGCTCCAATTACCCCAAGGCGGTGACGCATGATGCACGAGCCAACCACGCACAGCCGTGAGCTGGTGCGNATNCACGCGATCGTCGGCACCACGCAGCTAGTGATCGCCAGCCTTGTCGGTGTGGACGCCAAGACGCTGCGCCTGCACTACCGCGCCGAGCTTGACGAGAGCATGGCGCGCGCGAACGCTACCATCGGCGGCGCCCTATTCAATAAAGCGAAGAACGGCGACACCACGGCGATGATCTTCTGGATGAAGACGCGCGCCAGGTGGCGGGAGACGACGCACATCGACCTGAGCAGTGGCGACGGATCCATGAGCCCGGCCAAATCGATCGACCCCGTGGAGGCGGCGCAGGCATACGCCCGCATGATGTCCGGGGAATGACCCGGCGCGCGTTCGACTTCAAAGAGCCGGACTACCTGGCCGAATTCCAATGGCGCGCCGCCCGGCTCGCCTGGCTGCGCTCCAACCCGGAGAACCTCGGGCCGCTGCGCGCGTATTACCGCGACCACATAGCCGATTTTATCGAGGACTGGGGCTGTACGTCAGACCCCCGCAACGTCGAGCGCGACCTACCGGCCCTGGTGCCGTTCCGGCTGTTCCCTAAACAGCGCGAGTGGGTCGAGTGGCTGCTGGTCAACTGGCGCAACGGCTCCCCCGGACTGACAGAGAAGTCGCGCGACTGCGGCCTGTCCTGGCTATCTGTGGCCGTCGCCTGCACCATCTGCCTTTTCTATCCGGGCGTGACGATCGGCTTCGGCTCGCGCAAAGAGGAATATGTCGACCGGCTGGGGCATCCTAAATCACTGTTTCACAAGGGGCGCGAGTTCATGCGTCTGCTGCCGGTAGAGTTCCGCGCCGGGTGGGACGCCAAGCAGCACGCCCCCGCGATGCGGATTTCATTCCCCGGCACAGGCTCTGTTATCACGGGGGAGGCGGGCGACAATATCGGGCGGGGTGACCGGGCCAGTATCTACTTTGTGGACGAGGCGGCGCACCTGGAGCGCCCGCTGCTGGTCGACGCGTCCCTGTCCGCGACCACCAACTGCAGGCAGGACATTAGCAGCGCGAACGGCCCAGCTAACCCGTTTGCCCAAAAGCGGGCGGGCGGCAAGATACCCGTATTCACGTTCCACTGGCGCGACGACCCGCGCAAGGACGATGCCTGGTATGCTTACCAGTGCGACATCCTGGACCCGGTCACGGTGGCCCAGGAAATCGATATAAACTACTCGGCCAGCCTTGAGGGCGTGATGATCCCCGCGGTATGGGTCCAGGCCGCGGTAAATGCGCACGTCAAGCTAGGGTTTGGGATATCCGGCGAGCTACGGGGCGCCCTGGACGTCGCGGATCAGGGCAGCGATAAGAACGCCCTGGTTCTCGGGCGGGGCGTCGTCATTCAAAGCGCAGAAGCCTGGAGCGGCAAGGAATCGGACATCTTCGCAACGGTCGAGCGGGCGTTCACGACGTGCGACATCAACGGCCTGACCGCATTCGACTATGACAGCGACGGGCTCGGCGCGGGCGTGCGGGGCGACGCTAGGGTCCTGAACGATCAACGGGCTGAGCTGGGCGTTCACCCGGTCGAGGCGACGCCCTGGCGCGGATCCGGGGCGGTAGTCAACAAAGAGGACCCAATCCCCAACGCCCGCGGCGACGTGGCGCGTGACGCGATCGAGCGGACCAATGGGGACTTNTTCGAGAACGCCAAGGCNCAGGCATGGTGGGANCTGCGCGTGCGCTTCCAGCGTACCTACCGGGCCGTGCGGGGCGAGCTGGNGGGCTGGCGCCCNGAGGACCTGATCAGCCTGTGCGACGGATATGAGGCGTTCGGGCAGCTTATGTCTGAGCTGAGCCAGGTAACGTACAGCAAAAACAAGCTNGGCAAGATCGTGGTCGACAAGCAGCCCCCCGGTACGCGCTCGCCAAACGTAGCGGACGGGGTCGTCATGCGCATGGCTCCCCGTGAGCGGGTGGTTGCACAGGTGGGCGTGCTGATGCCCCGACGTTTCGCAAAATAAATAGTTGACGGCCCCGTCATCTTTTGCTATTATAACTACATCGAAACGCAAACGGAGCAAAACACCATGACCACCCTAGCCGCCAAGACCCACACCGCCCTCCAGACCGAACTCGCCGCCTGGTACGCTGGCGACCGCCGCGCCACGGTAGCAACGCAGTTCACTGAGTACACCCTGGAGTCCGCGCTGGAGAACTTCACGGCCGAGGCGTTCGACGCTATCGCCGCTCCGCTGATCGAAGCGGGCGTCGACGTCGACAGCATCAACCTGATGCACTGGGCGCACGCCCTGGCCACACGGGAAGCCTCGGAGCTGAACACGGCCCCGTCATCTTTCGGTATATTGGGGGCCTAAACAACGCAAACGGAGCAAAACACCATGACTAAACAGATCCAGACTGGCACCGCCGCTCTTAACGCCCTGTACCGGGCCAGCTTGGCCCCCGGCGCGACGGTGGACAGCCTGCGCGACCTGATACGCGCAGAGCTGCAGCGGGACGCGTTCGAGAAGTACGCGCAGGCGCTGGAGAAGAGGCGCACCCACCTCACTTGGGCCGATGGGTGCGCCGAGGGCGCCGACGGCTGCTACCGCACCCTGGCGGTCTACCACGCCTGCGCCGCTATCGGCCTATCGCCCCGCCGGTCTGACGCCGTACTGGTCGGCCAGTTCCGCACGATGGCAGAAGCCGCCGCCGCGTGTGAACGTCACGAGCGGAAAGTAAGCGCGAATTGTGACGGTCGCACGCTATGAGCGCCCGCGTGATTCACAAGTTCAATCTGGCGCACGGCATGACCCTGAGCATGCCAGCCGGCGCGAGCGTTCTCTCCGTCGGAGAGCAGGCGGGGCACGTAATGCTGTGGGCCGCGCTGGATCCAGACGCGCCGAAGGTCGACCGCTCGTTCCGTATCGTCGGAACGGGTTACCCCTGGCCGGCGCACATCGACGCGGCCGGTTTTATCGGCACCATCCAGGCCCGCAGCGGCCTAGTAATCCACGTTTTCGAGGTGACAAAATGACTCAATTATACTTAGTACGCAGGGGGATGGCCCTAACCCTGGTGGACGAATCCGGCGATCACGTACCGGGCCAGGTTAGCGTCTCCGCGAACACTGCCGGCGGCGAGCGCGCGACTGTTACGGTCACGTTTCTGTTGCGGGACGGCGTCGGCCGGGGCGTTTACTGGAGCGAGCCGCACACTCCGGCGCCGCAATGGGCGGATGCGCCGCAATGGGCGCAGTGGCGGGCGCAGGATAAGTCAGGGACTTGGGGCTGGTACGAGGTATCGCCGCAGATACCAGCGAACTCAAACGAATGGGACCCGCTTAGCGAGCTGTGGGCGTATGCAGAGGAAGGCGACGAAAATCCGCAGTGGAAATCAACACTACAAAAGCGCCCCGCCGCGCAGGACTAGGTCGCGGGCCGCATCGCTTTGGCCTTGGCGACTATGCCCGTAGATAGCGGGTTACCCTGGGCGTCGACCAGCACCGTGACCGTGCTACATTTGCAGTTTATCGACGCCCCGTCCTGAGACCACCAGACTTTTTGCGCCTGGATGGTGTACAGCTCGGCGTGGCGGGCGGCATGATCCGGTCGCGTCGTGGGGCTGAGCGCTGAGAGGTGCATTTCCCGAGAGAGCCAGCCGAACTCGACTTGTGCCTCGGCCGCTTCTTCCAGCCGGGCCGTCCTGAACGCGCCGGGTATCTCCGTTCGCGCGATCATTTGGGCTCGCCGGTCCAGTATGCCGAGCTGCGCGGACAGGTCGCGCGCTATCTCCAGCGGCCCCTTTCCGACCGCCGCACCGTCCGTAAGGATCCGCGCCATTTGTTGTTTGACCGTAGCGGAAAAGCCCACCATGCCCTCGAATTGCCGCGCCCGGATCAACCCGAGCCGGCGCTGGTACGCGGGCGAGAGCAGGACCTGCTCCAGCGCCGCCCGGCTTTGCTGATACTCAACCGACTGCGCGCCCAGGTTCGCCCATTGCGCCGCGGTGCCCTGCTGATAACCGGGGATAACGTACTGCAGCACAAACCACAAACGATCGGGGCCACCTTCGAGCAGGATACGGTCGACGGCTAGGGATAGCTCGGCCTGTAGGTTACGCAACACCGTTTCGTCGAGCAGGTATTCGTACACCTTCGCGTTAGTTGTGACCACGTTGAAGGGTATTCCGTCCAGGGCGGAGCGGTACAGGCGCAGCACCTGGCGTAGCTTGGCGCTGAACGCGCGCATAGCGCCCCGCTCGCGCCGGTCCTGGCCTGTCGGGTCGTCTAGGGTGCGGGGTAGTATCGGGCTGCCGGCCATTATGCGTCATCCTCGCCCAGGGGTGCTACGGCCGGGTCCGAGTCATACCCGGCGATTTCCCGGATCTCCGCGCCGCTGAACGCCGAATCGCCCGTCGCGATCAGCTTTGCGTTTATGTCCGCCATTTTAAACGCCAG